AGGACCAGTTCTTGGGTCTTGACTTCGCTCAAGATGTCATCGGGGCTGACTCCGACAACCTCTGCCGTGTAGCCGAGTATGGTTCGTGAGATTAGGTCCATGGTGAGTCTTTTATGTTTAAGGATTTATGGTTTTGTCTATAATTTGATTCGGAATATCAAACCAACCATAATCGTCCATTATGCTTAAAAAATACCAGCCAATAATAGTAATGATTAAGGCTATGGTAATTACAAACCATAAAAGGTATAACACAAAAGCCGTTATAAATAAGATTATTTGGTTCATTTTGTTTGGGCTAAAGCATTGATTCGATTAAGTTTATTCTCTCTCCTATCCACCGCATCACCGGTACGGCCATTGAGTTACCGCAAGCCTTGTACCTTGGCCCATCGGGGCATTGGTCGGCTTCCTTGTTGCGGTATGGAATCTTGGTCCAATCATCCGGGAATCCCTGCAAGCGTTCGCATTCCTTGGGGGTCAGCCTTCGGATGGCCATCGGTTGCTGAACCAATGGCGTATTGCCTCCTCCCGTTCCATATCTCGCACTCACAGTATCAGCAACATCCTTTGGCCCATTGACCCTTGAATCGTTTGGATGCGATTCGTAGTAAAGCGGTTGGGCAAATGCGCTAAATTCCATAACACCACCGGTTGTTGATGCGTTGATACGGGTGCTTACGGTTTGAAAGGTATCTCCGGTAATGGATTGATTGTAAAGGTCCACCCCTATCGGTTGGGCATAAACCATATTGCCCGTTTCGTTTGAGCCGCTTGGACCTCCATATCCCTTCATCCATTTGCTTGTAACGGTCGGGCTTAAATTGCCTCCTACGCAACTCACATCGCCTGCCTCTCCAACGCTTCCTTGAGCATCGGAGGCAACTTCTTCCCTCTTTTTTCTGCTCGGTTTAGTATTCCCTTGCAGGCTTTCTCGCTCAAATAGAACCGCTGCGGCAACTCGCCAGTCTCCAAGGTATCCGACAACAAAGACTCTTCTGCGTCTTTGGGCCACTCCGAAGTATTGAGCGTCAAGAACTCTGTATGCGAACCCATACCCGAGTTCGCCCAACGCCCCGAGGAAGGTTCCAAAATCTTTTCCTCCGTTGGACGACAATACCCCGGGGACATTTTCCCACACGACCCACTTGGGACGGAATTTATCAGCGATTGAAAGAAAGGTAAGCATGAGGTTCCCTCGTGGGTCATCAAGACCTTTGCGAAGTCCGGCAACGGAGAAGGATTGGCATGGGGTTCCCCCCACGAGAAGGTCAATTGGTCGCTCATCTGCGATTGGGTTTTGGTTGATGGTTGTCATATCTCCCAAGTTAGGAACCGCTGGGAATCGGTGTTTTAACACCTCGGAGGGAAACTGCTCGATTTCGGAGAACCATTGCGGTTCCCATCCAAGGTCGTGCCAAGCAACTGAGGCTGCCTCAATGCCTGAACAAACGGATCCGTATTTCATTAGAACGGGTTTGGGGGTAGAGGCATCCAATGGCTTACTTCGGTTAGGAACCAAGATTGGTGTTCGTAGGACCAAAGGTGGCGGTTCTCAAGCCAGCCCATAAATTGATTCATGTCCGTTGTGAAAATCAGGACGGGTTCACCAAGTTCCGGCATACGCTCGGAGCATTTAATCCATTCCATGACTAAGCGTTTTTGGCTTGAAGGATGCGACCGAGCAGGGTCCAGTTGACGGACCAAGGCTTGATGGTTTCGGATTTGTCGGGTCGGTTGCAGTTGACGCAAGCCTTGCGGATGTGAATCTGCCAGCGTCGGAAATCGATAGGTGTGGTTTTCATGGGGTTGGGGTTTGGTTGGTAAGGTTATAGGCTGACGCTGGTCGAGGTTTGGTAAGACCAGAGGCTGACGATTTGTTCACGAATGAGCGAGTTAGCGGCAACCCTAAAAAGACTGCCAGACAATTTTACCATCCTTCCAAAATCCATAATCAAAATCTGTTATATCTTGGTCTTGATTAAAGATGAACATTTTAAAAGTCCTGTCTTTTTCCATTATTATCTGTTTGGCAAATGCGTAAAATTCAATTGTCAAACTTTCTTGATGCGGAGCAGAACTAACATCGGCAAACATTCTTTTACCGTTTGTACTTACTCTTAATCTTTCTTCACTTGGGATGTGTATTTCCATTTTTTTATTGTTTAAATTGTTAATTAATCATTCATTGTATCCGATTGCATATTAAACGTGGGTTCGTGTTTCCGAATCCCAAATGGCACTCCATTTGAAATCCTTCCAGTTATCCTTCCATAAAAGTTTAAACTTTTCTTTGATTTTTGTTTCAAAACTTCTTGCCTCTTCCAAGGTGTCAAAGTCCTCCTGAAAATCATTCATCCCTCCTTCAGGATAATAGGCATCACCTGCAAACACTAAAAATCGTTTCATAGGTTTAAGGTTTGAAATAGTTTGTACGCACCACAAGAATCGGTCAGGGTCTTGATCTGTGGACCGAATCCGTTGGAACGGGATAGCACATACTCGCAGGCATCCCCCTTGGCCCGGACCTCAATCACCTTCCAAGGGCGGTCGTTGGTGCAAGCGGTCAGCAGGAGCAGTAGTAGCAGTCGGGCCATAGAACAAATATACACATCTATTCCACACTTGCGACCACTCGCTGAAAATCCTCAATGCTTCGGATTACCTCGTATCGATACCCTGCCTCTTGGACCACACCCTGCCACCACTTCTGCGACAGGGACTGCTTGCCCTTATTGGCTTTGAACTCCAAGAAGATAGCCCCTTTGTCCGATAGGTAGGTCATGTCGGCAACCCCAGCGGTCAGGCCGATGCCTTTGAGAAAATGACCGTTCGTTCGGCTTCGGGGGTTGTTGAGGTTCAGGAACAACCGCCCCTCTTCGTGGGGCTTTAGGAGTTTGAACAACTTGACGCAGGCTGCTTGCAGAGTGTATTCGGGGGTCATAGCGGATATTCGTTTGCTTTGGTGTAAGGGAGTTGACATTGGACTTGGGCGATTCCAAGGCTTCCATTCCTGTTCTTTCGGAAGCTGACTTCCATAAGGTCCTGCTCTGCGTTATCGTCGTGTTCGTAGGGACGGTACACGAAGGCGATTTTATCGGCATCGAACTCCAGTTGACCGGTTTCCCGAAGGTCGGACATGATGGGACGGTGGTCTGCCCTGCCCTCGGTTGCTCTTGAGAGCGAAGAAACCACGACCCCGAACACCTTTTGCCTCTTGCAGATTGATTTGAGTTGCTTGGAGATATTGGTCATCTGCTCAATCTTGGGCTTGGGCTTGTCAATCTTGGCAGGTTCTACGAGTTGCAGGTAGTCGAGGTAGAAACCAACGATTCCGAACTTGGCCTTGAGTTTCGCTATCTCCCCCTCGATTCGGTCGAGGTTTGCTTGGTGCAGATCCACGATGTAGAGAGGCTTGCCTTTCAGTTGGTCGGCCTTTTGTGATAAGGTCAGGAACTGCTCCGTGGTGATTCGCTCGTCGGGCTTTAGGAATGCTGCCCCGTCCATTGTTCCGAGGTTGGAAAGCATCCGCTGGGTCAGTTGGTCTGCGGACATCTCCATCGTGAAGAATACGACGGGAATATCGGCCATGGCTTGGTTCATCGCTATTTGGAGTGCAAGCAGGGTCTTACCCATTGCTGGCCTACCACCTACGAGGATGAACTCGGAGGGCTTAAACCCGGTGCAGATGTTGTCAAGGGTCCGAATAAAGGTCGGGTAGATTTGGTCCTTGCGTCTACCTTCTCGCACCTCGTTCATGTTGACGAGGAAGTCCTTGGCTAATTCATGGGCCGAGGTTTCGGAGGCATTGGACTCAACGGCTTGGATGGACTGGTAGCGTTGGAACGCTTTGGGTATGTCCCGGTCGTGTGCCAGTTCTTCCATGATTCTCGCTTCTTCCCTTTCTTTCCAAAGGTCGTGCAGGTCGGATGCGTAGGTCTTCCAGTTGCTTACAAGCCCTGCATCGGGGTCGATGCCTTCCAGTAGGACATGGGCTTGGCCTTGGTCTGCGAGGTATTTGTAGACGGTTACGATGTCTATCTCTCGCTCTGCTTTGTGGAGGGATTCAATAGCCCGGTACAGGAGGGCGTTGTTGCCTGTGAATAGGCGTTCAGGGATTTGGGTTAGAAGGACGGTTCGGTTCGCGAACTTGTCCATGAGGCAGCCAAGAAGTTTTCGCTCAGCGGAAGATTGGTAGTTGTTTATCATCGGAGGTTAGGTTTGAGTGGGCGAAGTTAGGTGTACGTTGGATGACTTGGTCTTCCCATCGCTTGCCGTTGAGGTAGGTGGAAGGATGCGGAACGAATTGTGCAGGGGTTTCGGAGTAGAGGCGTTGAATGTTGCTGACTGCAAGTTCTTGCTCGGTCTTGGTTAGACGTAGGAAT